GGAGGAAGATGAAATTACTGCACAAGAAAAACGTGATAAGGCTCTTAGCATTATGGGTACTGTTGCCGCAGCTTTCATACTCTTCTAGCTATACCTTTGGATACACAGGTAACGCAGCAGTAGATGGCTTAATATGGGGTATGACGTCAGACACACTAGGAGTTAGTGTAGAAGACGGATTAGACATAAGTGGTGTTATCTATAATTATAAGGTAACAAAAGAAGCCGGAGATGAGTACATAGTCACAGTACAGAATAAAGATGTAGATGGTGGGTATATCTTTCAAGATACACAAGACTGGACTGATGGCACAGGTATGAAGATACAAAGACTTGTACCTCTACCGTACACACCAGTTAGTCAGTTCGGTGAAGGTTCGATACAAACTACTGGCATAGGTACACTAGAAGATGCAAAAGTGGTTTATATGTATAGGTTTGACAAGTGTTTCGACCCACAGAATGACGAGAGTTGTCCGGGTTATGTTGAGCCGATGCCGGTTATACCTAAGATAGAAATATATGATGCACTTGATGATGACGCAGTTATAGATGCTACTGAAGAAACCGATAGTGACTTGTATGAGGAAGAAAAAGAAGAGAGGGAAGAGAGAGAAGAAGACGAGGAAGATGAAGGCAGACTAGAAATGGCTTTGGCTGCATCTGAAAATGCTCTAACGATAGCTAACACAGTATCTCAATCTGCTCTACTACAGACAATAAATAACGCTACTAATGTAAGGTCTTACTACGCAGCGACAGTTCCCGGAGGAGTATACAGGGAATCTATTTCATTGGACGGAGGAGAGGTGGTTGACAACAGAAGAGCACTACAAAGTTTAGCCCAAGACAATTTAATGAATCAAATGATAGAGGGACAATACAAATGAATAAATTATTATTAACAGCTTTAGTTCTTAGTCTTACTGGTTGCTCTTTGTTCGCTAGTAAGGTAGAAGCCAACGCAGATATTACAGGCTCAGTAGAGTCTAGATGTATAGTTAACACGGACACACCCGGAGTTTACGGAAACCCTAACGCTTATACTTTAACAACAACACCTGCTAGTGGTGGTCAGAAACCTATAGTAAGGTTTGACGTATCGCTTGCTAATGCTTATTACGCACAGGTTAGTTACCCTACTTCTTTTAGCTCTAGCCCTAGCCTAAGTGACACAGTTGCTTGGACAGGTGCAGTAGCAGTAGCACAGTCATCAGGAAGTGACTTTGATGGATACCAAACAGCCAGTACAACTACTGGTGCTTTAAGACAATACGCTATGGCACACGCTGGAACTTTATGGGTAGATGTCCAGTCCGAAGCTACTTATGGCGGTGGACAACAGAAAGCATTTCCGGGTGGTTCTTATACAGCAGTAGTAGTTGCTGAATGTGTCGCTCAGTAATACTGTGGGCACTGCTATGTACATCTGTAGCAGCTCACGAGATGACGCCTACATATCCAAAGTGGTCTGTAACTCAAATAGAAGGGGTACACAAAACTACAATGAATATGTTCAACAAAAGAGAAGATGTTAAATATTATGAGATTGGCGTATTTGATAAAGAGTGGAAGCCAATACCTTTTGTAACTGATTATAAGATATTAAAGTTAGATTACTTAAGCCACGTTAAATTTGATGTGTATATTAGTTCAAAGAATGTAGACAGGGCAGAATACATATGCTCCTTGTCTAAACTAAGAGGAAGTAAAAAAACTAAGACAATGATAGCATCAAGAATATGTTCGAGGTTTAAGTGAAGTGGTTGAGGTATGTGTGTTGCTACGCCTTTTTTCTTAGCACACAGGTTATAGCAGACAGTAACTCTATGACCTTCTCCTTGCCAAGTGCTGGATACAGTAGCGGTACAGATAGTATTAGAGCCGGTGATTTAGATTGTAAGAATAGCATAGGTGGTACTACTAACTTTGAGTTAGGTATGACTGGAATAATAAATAATGCAGTCACACCAATTATAGGTAAAGAAGGAGAGAGACCACAGACTAAAGACATAGGTTTGTATGCTAGAATTATAATACCTTTAGATGGACCTAGTGAAAGAATTAATTGTAATACTTTATACCAATTAGAATTACAACGAAGAAGATTAGAGGTACAGAAACTTAAACAAGAAATAGAATACTTAAAGCAATTACAAGACGGTGGATTTGAAAACTGATGGCAGACCTAGAAGAATTAGTAAGCAAAGGCGAGGGCATAAAAGATAAGAAGCTCAAACTGTTTGGTCTACGTTTAAGTGGTACGAGTATAGTCGCAGCATTTGCCTTTATTTCAACGATTATTGGTACTCTATATGGTGGCTTTCTTATGTATCAGAAAGTCGAAGGAATCGCAAATTTGGACCTTGGAGCTATAGAGTCACAGATGAAAAAGACATCTAGTGATGTAGAAAGAATAGAACAACACGCTGACGCTATAAAGATAGAATTAAAGAAAGATATGACAGACCTAAGAAACAGTCAATGGTCTTTAGAATCTAAAGTAGATACTAAGTTACAATCGGTAGATACTAAACTTACTAACTATGATACAAAGTTAGATAGGTTTGAGATAAAAGTAGAGAAAACTAAAGAGGACATAAACAAACGGATACAAGAATCATTAGACAATCCACTAGCAAACTAAGGAGATATTATGGGATACGGTAACAAACCTTATAAAAAATCTAAAGGCAAGAAGAAGAAAAAGTAATGGCACTTACTAAAAGACAATTAGCTACTCTAGATAAGCACAAAGAACATCACAGCAAGAAGCATATGCAGGAAATGAAAAGACTTATGAGAAAAGGCTTGAGTTTTACTGAGTCGCATAGAGTGGCTATGAAAAATGTGGGGAAGTAAATGGAAGACGAGCTTAGAAGAATGCAAGTACAACTAGACAAACACGCAGGTCAAATAGCAAAGTTGTTTAGCAAAATTGACGACACAAACAAATGTATAGCTAAGATAAACACCTCACTATTACAAATTAAATGGGGCGTCTACGGTGCAATTATCTTTTATGTTATTGCAAACGTAGGTCTTATGGAAGCATTAGGAGTAGTATTATGATAGCACTTTTAACAAACATAGCACCTATAGCCTTAGGGTTTATTGGTAAGTTGTTTGCACTTAAAAGCCAAGCAGCAGCAGAAAATCAAAAGTTAATGATGCAACAGTTTGCAGTCAGAGACAAATCAATTAATGATGCTAGGTCCGCAGCAGACAAAGAAAGCCCAATGGCTGCTCTTAATAGACGAGTAATTATATTTGTTATATTATCTTTAATTATATTTACGCAAGTAGCTCCAGTGTTTTTTAACGTGCCTACTGTTGTACCTACTGTAATTGAAGGAGCAAGTTTACTTGGCTTTGAACTTACACCAGATACAATAGAGTATGTTACAGTACAGGCAGGAGCAGTGCTTAAGTTTGATGAAGTGTTTGCTTGGGCTACAATGATTATAGAATTTTATTTTGGTGCACAATTAGCCAAGGGGAAATAATGACATATAGAGAACTAATAAATCAAGTATTAATAAGACTAAGAGAAGACACAGTAGCTTCTGATTGGTCTGGAGCTATTAACGATAGTTCTACAGTAAATGACTATCAGAAAGTTATAGGCTCTTTAATTAACGATGCTAAGAGAAGTATAGAGTCTTACCACGATTGGTTAGTTCTAAGGGAAACAGTTAATGTTTCTACTGTAGCAGCTACAAAAAATTATAACTTATCTTCTGGTCAAGAGTTTAAAGTGTTAGATGTAACTAACAACTCTACTGGCAATACTTTGTCACCGGTGACACAACATTACATAAACAGTATTAAATATCCTACTGACCCTACAGGAGAACCTAGTTACTATGCTTTTAATGGAGCAGATAGTTCTAATAATCTTAAAGTAGATTTATCTCCTATACCTACAGAAGCTCAGACAATATCTTTTGATATAGTTAAGTATCAAGACGAATTAACGTCAGCTACTACAAGTATCAAAATACCATCTAAGCCTGTAATCTTAGGTGCTTATGCTCGTGCAATAGCAGAGCGTGGAGAAGACGGAGGAACACAATCTTCTATAGCTGCACAAGAAGCAGCAAGCTCTCTAGCACAAGCAGTTATGCTAGA